AGCCGATCGGGCGCGGATGCTCAGCACGTCGGGTGCGCCGCTGTGTTCGGCTTCATCGACGGTGTAGGTGCCCTTGTCCACCAGGCCGGTATCGCTCCAGCCGAGCCAGAGCCGAATGACCGCGCCTGTGGGCGGGATGGCCAGCAGGCTGTCATGGTCGCTGAGGGTGAGGCTCAACTGATCGGCTTCGATGCCGCGGTTATCGGTCAGGTCCAGGTTCATCAGCCGCGGGCTGATCAGTTTGGCGATGTCAGTACCATCGACCGTGATGCGAAACGCCGGCACCGGGTAGCCGGCTTCGCGGCGGTAGCGTTCGACGGCGTCATCCAGAAAACCGGTAACGCGGGACAGGGCTGCATCGATCACAGCAACGACCTCATGATGCTAACGCCTGCGCGAGTGCCGGCGCCGATCAGGTCGATCCGGTCGTCATCGATGCGTTTGAGGCTGAGGGTGAATTCGATGCGGCGCGGCGTGCCGTCGCGGAAGAAAAACGTCTTGGTCTCGCTCAGGCTTTCGATAACCCATAAGCCGTAAATTCGACCGCTGCCCTCGACCACGGGCCAGGCCTTGCCAGTGTTGGCCATCAGGCGCAGCGCGTCGAGGCTGAGGGGGCTGCCGGCCAGTTCCGGCAGGATGACGCCGGGGAGGGTGATCGCGTCTTCACCGCGGCCGACAAATTGCCGCGCGGGCGCCGCGCCGATTCGGCTGTTGCTGGCGTGGCGCCAATCGGTCTGGCGTTGCAGTTCCTGGTAGGCGGCGGTGGAGAGGCTGAAGACGAACATGCCCAGGGCAAGCATCATGGGGATTACTCCAGGTCGGATAGTCGGCTGCGCTGGCGAGCGCCTTTCTCCCGTTCAATGCGCGTCAGTTCGACGCGTACGGCGCGGGCGATGGCTTGCGGGTCCAGGCCAGGCGTTGCAGGAATGTGGATCTCGTAGGTGTCGTGGCTCTCGTAAACGGCACTGCCGGCGTTGCTGATTGGGGCACGGCTATCGACCGTTATGCCGGGCAAAGACGTCATGCCCAATGCCATGGAACCAGCGGACGTGATTTGCTTGCTGATGTCGGTGATGACGTCTAATGGGCCGCGCTGGCCGTCCTGAAGACCTTGCGCCAGGCCGGCCATGGTGAAACCGCCCAGTTCGGCAAATACCCGCGACGGACTGTGAATGCCGAGCTTTTCCTTGAACCAGCCAATGGTTGCGTCGCTGATATCGCCCATGACGTTCTTGAGCTTGCCGAAGCTGGCTTTCAGCCCATTGATCAAGCCGTCGATGAGCATGCCGCCGAACTCGGTAAAGCGGCTGGGCAGGTCGACGCCCAAGTAATTCATGACCGCCGCAAACGCCTGGTAGATCAGTCCAAGGGGGCTGAAGTCGATCAGGACTTTAAGAATTCCACCGATTCCGTCACTGAACCCGGCTTTGATTTCGCGCCAGGCATCGGTGAAATACGACTTCACCGCGTCCCAGTTTTTGTAGATCAGGTAGGCGCCGCCGGCGATGGCCGTGATCGCCAGGCCGATGGGGTTGAGCATCAGCGCACGGCCGACCATGAGTAGCGCTTTACCCACAAACGGCAGCACTGACCTGCCGAGGCTCCATAACAGGCTGATCAAACCGGGCAGCCGAATACCCAATTGCGCGAACATAAAACGCAATGCCACAAACGGCAGTAGTACGCTGGCCACTGTGATGAGCAAACCGCCCAGGGCGATGGACAGCGCGGCGATGACGGCGACGGTTTTGACGAGCCCGGCAGCGAGGTTCGGGTTTTCGCTGGCCCAGCTTTTGACCCCTCGGATGATCTCGGTGACTGACTGAATCAGCCCGCGCAACGGCCCATCCTGTTGCTCTTGCAACTCGATGCCCAGGTCCTGCCAGGCACTGCTCAAGGTCGTCAGATCGCCCTTGAGGTTGTCGGCCATCACTGAGGCCGTTTGTGCTGTTTCGCCCTGACTTTGGCGCAGGCTCGCGATGAGTTTTTGCAGCTCCCCGGTGCCGGCCTGCTCGACCAGTTGCGCCATGCCTTTAACCGCTTCCTCACCGGAAATGGCTTTGAGTAATCCGCCCTTATCGGCAGTGCCCAGGTCTTTGGTTTTGTCGTGGATCTCTTTGAGGATGTCCGGCAAGGGGCGCAGGTTGCCGTGGGCATCGGCAGTGGTGACCTTGAGTTTGGCCAAGGCTTTTTCCGCGGCCTTGGGCGGGGTGGCCAGGCGGTTCATGATGGTGCTGAGCGCAGTACCACCCATGCTGCCCTGCAAACCGGCATCGCCCAATTTACCCGCCATTGCTGCGGCGACTTCGAGTTCGACGCCGTAGGTCTTGGCCATGGGCGCGGCGTATTTCATGGTTTCGCCGAGCATCTGCAGGTTGGTGTTGGAGCGGGTGAAGGTACCCACCAACACATCGCCCAGTTTGCCCATCTGGTCGGCTTGCATGCCGAGTCCGGAGAGGATGTTGGAGGCGATATCGGCGGTCTGTGCCAACTCAGTACCACCGGCCGCCGCAAGATCAAGCATCCCTGGCATTGCGGCTTTGATGGCCGCCGGATCGAAGCCGGCCATGGCGAGAAAGCCTTGAGCATCGGCGGCCTGGCCGGCGGTGAATTGCGTTGAGCCGCCCAGTTCCCGCGCTTGCTTGCGCAACGCCGCGAGCGCTTCTGAGTCTTTCTCCAGTCGGGAGATAGCCTGCGTTTTACTCATGCTGGCGTCGAAGTCGATGCCCGGCGCCATCAGCTTGGCACCCGCATACAGCGTTGCACCGCCACCGGCTACGGCGGTGGCGCCTTTGCCGGTCATGTCGCTGGCGAGGTGTCTGGATTTATCAAAGGTTGCACGCGCCGCTGCCAAGCGTCTCTGTTGAGCGGCCAGCCTGGCCAGTCGATTGGTTTGTTCGGCGATGCTGTGGTTGGTGGCGCGGATCTGCTCGCGCAACTGCCGCTCATGGTGGCCGAGGTTTTGGGTGCTGATCCCGGCAGTCTGCAAGCGGGTGCGTAAGCCTTGGAGCTGTTGGCTCTGCTGCTGATGCTGCTGTTTGAGTTTCTGCGCTTCGCGCACGGCAGTGCGGAAGTCCTTGGTCATGGCCTTGGTCGGCGCGCCGGTCGCGGCAATCTGCTGACTGAGTGTTTTGACTTTCTCGCGGGCGGCGTTCAGTGCCTGCTCGGTCTGCTGCGCCGCAGCGCGTTGCGTACGCCAAGCACTGACATCTTTCTGTTGGGCGTTGAGGGCCTTGAGCCGGTCGCGGGCGTCCTTGAGTGCACGAGCGGCGCCGATGCTCTCGTTGTTGATCGCCCTCAGCGGCCGCGTGGCCTTGTCGATGGCGTTTAGCAGCACCTGAAGTTTTAAATCATTCGCCATCGGCGACGCTCCGCACCCTGGCGCGCTCGCGCCATTCCATCAGCTCTTGCAGACCCAACTGATCCATATCAGCCGGCGCCCAATGAAAGACCACGGCCAGGTCGGCCATGGCGTCCTCTACGCAACGAGGGAGGCGTCCGTCTTCACCGACTTCTGCAACAAAAAACCAGAAATCTTGCTGCCACACGCGAGCAGGTCGGCCGGGTCCATACCGGCGGCTTCCGGTGCGGTGATGCCGGGGCTGGTGAGGCGCGGCAGGATCTTGATCAGGGTGGCCACGTCCATGTTCAACAACTCCACCAACTGCACGCCGCGCAGTTCGCCGGCCTGCGGTTTACGTAAGGTGAGGGTGTCGATGGTGGTCTTGCCGCGAGTGATCGGCGTGTCGAGGATGACGGTGTTGTCTTCGGCGATGGGCTGAATTTCGATGGTCTGCATGGGGTTTTCCAGATAGCGGTGGGAGGGTTAGAGGCCAATGGCGGCGCGCTGCTTTTCCAGTAGATCGACGCCGTTGACCTTCTCGATGAAGTTGAGCAAGTCGATCTCGATGATGTCTTCGTTGTCGACGATCAGCTTGTAGTAGGAGCAGGTGGTGGTGATGCTGTGTTCGGTGTCTTCGCCGGGTTCGTGGTCACCCATTTCGATGGTTTCGTGGCGACCGCGCAGGACGACCTCCACGGCGCTGACGTCGCCGGTATCGTCCTGTTGAAACGAGCCGGCAAAGCGCAGCGCGATGCCCGAGGCATTGACGGCGCCGAACTGGCGCAGGGAAATCAGATCGAGGCCGCCGGTCTTCCATTCGAACTGGATGCCGTCGTCGGAGAAGCCCAGGTCGGCCTTCACGGGACCATTCATGCCACCGCCGCGATAGGCTTCCATCTTGCGTCCCAGGGGCGGCAAGGTGACCGACTTCACGACGCCGACGTAGCTGTTGGCATCGTTGAACAGGTTGAGGTTTTTCAGTTTGCGCGGCATGGCCATGGCGCTGTTCTCCGGTTAGCGATTGATCTGGCTGGCGAAGTTGATGAGGTAGCGGTCGGTGATGCGCTGGCGCAGGGTGAGGTCTTCCAGCGGCGGCACCGGTGTGTAGTCGTAATCAAGCCAGAGCTTGCCGGCCTTGAGGGTGTCCTTGGTGTTGATGTCTTCGGGGTACCAGCAACTTCCGCCGATCAGGTAGCCGGCTGACACCTTGCTGCGGAACTCAGCATTGACGCCTTCGATCATGTCGCGCACCAGGGAGGCGTGCAGCGGCTTGTCCATCGCCCACATCTGCGTGCCGGCCATGGTGTCGGCCAGCACCTGCGCGGTGCGGGTATAGCTCTCGAAAGCAAATAGCGGATCGTCGCTACAGGTGCGGCTGCCCCAGAAGCGCAGACCGCCCTCATTGATCAGCGTGGTGACCTCTTGACTGTTGAGGTAATTGGCATCGGTGGCGGGGTTTTGCAGGTCCCAGAACACGTCGGCGTTGATCCCGGTAACGCCGTTGACGGCGATGTTGGAGAGGGTTTTGTGCCAGCCGGTTTGTTGGTCGATCTTGGCGCGCAGGCCGAGAGCGCGAGCAACGGCCGTGGCGTTGACGGTCTTGTTGGTGGCGGTGTCCCAGCTGAGGAAATCCGGCCAGATGACCATGACTTCACGGGCGCCGAAATGCTTGCGATAGGCGACCGCTTCCTCCTTGGTGTTGCAGCCCCAGGCGCTGACATAGCTGAACGCCCGTAGTTGCTGGGCGATGGATGCGAGAGCGGTGGCGACGGGTAAGGTGTCCAAGCCTGGGACACCCAGAATGCGCGGCACCAGACCGAGCCGCGACTTGGCGGCGAGCAGGGCTTTCATCCCGGTGTATTTGCCGGTGTCGGTGGTGGTGCCGATCAGGGCGCTGGTGGTCTCGGCTTCATCCTGACCTTCCTTGACTCGGACGACGATGACGTAGGGTTTGGTCTGGTCGGCGATGGCTTGCAGGCTGGCGGCGAGGGTGCCTTTTACGCCGGCTTTGCCGATGGCAGTCTGGACGCTGGTGATCAGGACTGGGGCGTCAAACGGGAAGACTGTTGCGTCGGCATCGTCGGCGGTGCAGACCATGCCGATCACGGCAGTGGGGATGGTGCGGATGGGGCGTGAGCCATCGTTGAGTTCGATGACGCGCACGCCGTGAAGATAGTCGGACATGGAAGCAGCCTGTGCAGTAATTGTTGAGCCAGTGCACAGGCTGCCGCGCGTACGTCAATTCGTCGCGCGGTGTGGGTTGTAGAGGGTATGGCTACAGCAAGCGGGTTTTGCGGTGCTCCTGTTGGGGTTGAACAGGCCACTCAATGGCGTTGGGGAAATGGGCTTGTTGCTCGATGCGATTGAGCTCCACGCTGTAGTGCATCCAGTCCAGGAGGCAAGCCTGTTCCTCTGGTGTGGCGGTGCCCAGTTTCTCTGCGTATTGAAGGGGAGCAATGCGCAGTTGCGCGTCACGTTGCAGGTTGTCCCGATGGTCCAGGACTCGCGTGCTTTGCGCAGCGCGTTGGGCGGATTCGTCGAGTGTCCATTGCTCATTGACCCATTTGAAATGTTCGCCGGGACATGGTTGTGTTGTCAGTCCTTCAGGCAGTTCGCCCAACTGTTGCCATGCTTGTTCCATGCCGTCAGCAGTGCGGAAAACAGTGCCCCGATGGTCGAGGATCTGTTGGATTTTTCCATCGAGCAGCGCCCATGTTTTGCCTGATTCTGGCGTAGCCAGGACCTTCGGGACCTGTACCGCATTACCAGGCTGTTGCGGGCCGAACCCCGGTATGGTCGGGAATGTGACCGGGCCAGACAGCGCGCCGGCTTCGTCAATCAAATAGGTAGTCATCGAGACCTCAAATCATTTTGATACGGCCGGGGTAGGCGATGTTTCTTGGGCGTGTTTCTGCGTTGCCAACGCGGCTGAGGTAGGAAGGTGAATGGTTAGTAGACGTTACGTACTCTAATTGTGCACTGCCACGGTTAATCGATTGAGGGACCAGTGAATATTCACTACCAGTACCTTTTCCGAAGGATGCGGAGTGGGTGTGGTAGGCAAACGCATCAGCCGTCCATGACCCCGCTACTCGTCCAGCGACTTTCCACTGACTATCGCCGTCCTTTCGTGATGGATTTGAAGCGACCACTTCCAAATCTTTGATCGAGATGACCGTTGTGCCTTGGGGAAAACCGTCACCTTCCAGTGGCATTCCAACCTCCACAAATGAGCTTTTTCTAGCCTCTGAGATGACTGGACTGCCTGCGGTCACCTTACCGGTGACCACTGATTTATCGATTAGCCGGCCTTGGTCGAGCACCCTGAAAAACTCACCTCGGGCTTCAGGCGCACGAAACGTCGATTTGTTATCACCGGTGGTCCATCCACCTTCCATGTACCTCTGCCTCTCCGGGTAGAGCATTCCCGATTGTTGAGCGTGATCCCAAAGCCATGGCCACTCATCCCGTTTCAGCAGTTGTCCATTCAAGGCACCGTAACCTCCGGGGTTGAATACGATCGTGGTCTCAAAGACCGGGCGCCCCAGTGGCGTGTTGTCGAAGCGCCCAATCGGCCACCAACTCCCAGCCCCATCACTGCGCAAATGCCACCAATCGCCCGCGCCCATCAGCACCAGAAAGGGATAGCCCGATGGATTCAAGTGAGTATGAAATTTCAGCGTGTCTTTGCCTTTGGCCTTGATGACCAGGCGATTGATGCTGTTGTCTTTGCGGTGAACAATCACATCGCGCGTACCTACGGTGACGTCGGCCGCCGGCAGTTGGATGTTCAATGAACCCGCGCTGGCGTCGATCAGAACGATGCCCATTTCTTTGGGTTTTAACGCTCTGGATGACGACACCGTGGTGAAGACTGCACCGGCATTGATGGACCGATCCACATAGTCGCGGGTGGCCAGAACTATGGACGGGTCGATTTTGAGCTGAATGTTGGCCGTGCCATTGGTGATGATGTGCATCCGCACCACCTGATTGCGCCCCGATCCTTGGGCCAGCAGCGGTTTATAGCTGGGCGCCAGATTCGCCACTGCCGAAAACACGCCGTCCTTATCTTCAAGGGCCAGTTCCGTCATCCACCAGCCGCCCACTTCAGGAGGCAACACCACTTCGGCAATCAACACATTCGAATCGGTGGGGGAAACGCGCAATTGATTGAGTTGCGCACGATGTACCTGATGGATCAGCCGTGTCTGCGACGGATCCGGTACCGGGTCGTCGCCGTAGGCATCACCGATCAGCATGTAACTCGGCTCCCAAGGAATGCCGAGAGCGTCGCAGTTGGTTTTCTTGGCGGCTCCTAGGGTGGTGAGCATGCCGCCGAATAGGGTGTTCTTATCAACCATGAAGGTACACGTCCAGTTCGTCGAGGGTGTAAATGCTGGCACCGCCATAGCCCTGAACGAACACATCGATGTCCGGGTTTACCCACGGATACACATCGATTTCGTCGCCGTCATCTATGGCCACTGCGGCATAGGTATCGACGCGAGTTTCCAGAATGATGTCGAGGCTGATCAGGTGGCGGGTGAGGGGCTTGGCATCGTCGATGAGCCAGGTCAATTCCTGGTACATCTCTTCGGTGATGCCGGATTCTGAAACGCTGATGTTCAGGACAAACGTAGCGCGCGGGCCGAGTGGAATGGTCTGCCACCATTCCACGACTTCAATCACAAATCCCAGCGGCTCGACGACGCGGCGCAGTGAGCCTAGGGTGCCTTTGCGCGAGTGGATGTAGTACGCGGAGCGGATGGCTGAACGCTTGGCCGCTTCGGGCCATTGGCTGTCCCAGCGGTCTACCGAAAAAGCCCAGGCCAGATAGGGCAGCAAGGGCACGGGACAGAGGTCTGGGTTGTAGAGCTGACGCAGCGGGATGGGGACGCGATGGATCTGGGCCAGGGCTTTAGCGGCTAGATGTTCCAGGGGTGAGGCGTTGCGCGGAAGCAGTGACAGGTCAGTCATCATCAAGCCCCAGTGACAGGTCGATGTCGGTGCAGTACGGCGCCTGGTAGGGAGTGGCGACAATGTCGTCCCAATCGTCCAGCACCACTTTGCGCACACCCTCGACGTGCAGCGAGGCGTGGAGGATGGATTCGGATATCTCCAGCCCCAGCCGACGGCGTTGATGCACAAATTTCAGCAGCCGTTCTTTGGCCGCTTTCAGGATCAGCTCCGACTCCGGCCCCGATGTCAGCAGGTAGAGTTCGGCGCTGATTTCATAGTTGATGATCTGCGCGCCTTGAACCCTCAGACGGTCGCCCAACGGGCGGCGGTCATCGTCGCTTAGGTAGGCTTTAACGGCGGCCAGCAGATCCGCCGAGGCGCTGCCATTGCCCAGTGCCGATTGCACGGTGATGACTGCTTCTGCGGGTTTAGGACTTTCTGCTGTGGCGTCGGCCACGCGGCCATCGGCGGAACGTGCGTGGAAGATGTAGCTGTTGCGCGGGCCTGCGGTGCTGAGCCCTTCCCAGGCCATTTGCGCTCTTTCGCGCAGGCTGTCGTCGCTTTCCATCAGTTTTGGAATGGGCGGCACGGCTGAAGGGTTGGCGACCTGAATGACCAAGCGCTTGACGTTGTAGTTGGCGGCGAGGTTCTCCAAGTCGGCGCCCTTGGCCAGGGCGAGCATGTTCGCGACCGATGCCTCATTGACCCGCTGCCGCCAGATCATTTCGCGGTAAGCGTTTTCCTCGAGCAGTTTGGTCAGCGGTTCGGATTCCATGTTCAGGCGTGATGCGATTTCCGCCTGTTCCTCTGTTGGCCAGAGGCTGATGGCGTACGCCTTGCGCTCGGCAAGGATCTGCTCGTAATCGATTTGTTCGACGACTTGCGGTGCCGGCAATTGGCTCAGGTCGATGGCGACGAAGGTATTCAAACGCTGCCTCCCAGGCGCAAGGGAACACTCAGGCTCAACGGCTCGTTGGTATCGACGAGGCTGCCCTCAAGATCCAGCGCTGATTGGCCTTGTAGCGTAGCGCCGAGAAACTGTACTCGGCTGAGACTGATGCGGGGTTCCCAGCGCATCAGGGCCATGACGGTGGCCGCGTAGACCTGCAAGCGGGTGAAGTCGTTGAATGGTTGGTCTACCAGCTCGGGCAGCAAGCTGCCGTACTCGCGGCGCATGACGCGGGTGCCGAGGCGAGTGGTCAGGATGTCGGTGACGGACTGGGTGATGTGTTCGACCAGGTCGAGGGCGGCGCCGGTTTCTCGGTTCATTGCGGCTGGCCTGTGATGCCGCTGCCAGGCATGACGCCGCCGTGAGGGTGTTTGACCAGGCTGATGTTGGCTGCGACTACGTCCACTGATGCAGTTATTTTTCCCGTGATGGTTTGGTTGCCGGTTTGGGTGTAGTCGCCGTTATGGGTGATCGGGCCGACGATGTGGATGCCGCCGGTGCTGATCAGGTTGGTGGTGCCTTTTTCGGGCAGGGTGGCGTTCAAGTGGTGGGTGATGCTGTCGTATTCGATGACGGCGCCGTCACGGTAGGTGCGGCGGTGCAGTCCTTCGCGGTCGCCGTTGGCCGGGACGTGGTCACTGAATAAACCGGTCAGGACGATGCCGTTGCCGAGCTGGCCGGACGGGCTGAGCAGGATGACCTGTTCGTTCACGGTCGGTGGGTTCCACTCGCGGTCGGCGCCGGCTCGTGGGGCAATCCAGGGGAGCCAGCCGGTGGTTAGCGAGCCGGTATTGACTCGCACACGTGGGGGCTTCATCTGGATGTCGACGATAGTGCCGAAGCGGATGAGGTTTTCGATCTGACGGGCGAGGGTGGCGAAGTCGTTCATGACGCTGATGATGGCACCGCGGACGAGTTAGTGCGGCTTCGTATACTTGTAAGGGGTATTTTTACAACGTTAATATGCTCCTCAGTCTTACTGTATTTGAAGCGATTTTTAGCAAGGAGTGGAAATATGAGTGGAGAGAAGTTTTGTGTATTTTGTGGGAGCCCACCTGTAAATAAAAATAGAGAGCATGTTCTGCCTCAATGGCTTCTAAGCCTAACAGGGGATCCTAGTAGAGTTGTTAATTTAGGGTTTGACTATAAGCGAAACAAAGTTGTCAGGTTCGCTTGGAATGCTTTGGTAATGCCGGCGTGTGAATCTTGC